TGTATCTGTTACACTTTCAACTCCTAGTGTTACTTTTCCAACTGCATCTGCAGCTATCTTACCTGCTTCAGAAAAATTACCTTTAAATAATTGCGTTATTGCTTTTCCAAGACTAGGAACTAAATTTATTAATCCCTCAAATCTTGTAATTAGATTTTCTTTTATTAAATTTCCAAAAGATTTTAAAGATTCTACAGGGTTTTCAAATGCAGTAATTATAGCTTCTCCTAAATCTGCCATTAAATCAACTATATTTCCTGTAACTGCACCTATCACTCCCATTAATTTAGCAAACTTATTCTGACCTTCTTCTGAGCCTGTAAATGCTGCTGCAACTGATGTTATTGCTAATACTAAAGCACCTAATCCTGTCGCAATTATAGCAGTTCTCATTAAACCAAAACCTTTAGTTGCGCCACCAATACTTTTAGTCATTCCTTGGAAACCTGAAATAGCACCACCCAATTGATTATCTACAATACCTAATACGCCTGAATAATCTGCAGTATTTGCTTCTGCTTCTTTTAATTGTTGATTAGCTATTTTTCTATCGGCATTAACTTGTTTTAAACCTTGCTTTTCTTCTTGTAGTTGTTTTTTAGTTTGTTTAATTAATTCTTTAGTCTGCTTAATACGATTAGCATCCTGCTTATTCATTCCTTCTAGTTCCCTTTCATAATCGCTTATATTATCTTCTAGTTCTTGTATAAGGTCTGTCTGCGCTTCTAAAGACTTATTTAATTCATCAATATTAGCTTGTGCTTGTTTAGTAGTTAATTTAACCTCGAAAGTTTTTGTTACTATTGCCATTTGATGTTGTTTTTTATTTGTTTGTATGCATCTTTAAAATTTTTAGGTAAAGCATATTTACCTTTTGCTATTTTGATATTTTCAGTTTCTCCTGTTGCTAAATTTAGCAAGTCTAATATATTTTTAATCATAATTTTATTTTAAGGGCATCCACAAATTAATGAAGTTACTATCCCAGATGAATCTAACACCATAATCATATAACAACCATTTTCACAATAAGTGTCATTGTTTGCTGTACCTGTTTGTGTATATGTTCCTGCTGATGCAGTAGTTGTTAATGTTGCATTATTATACATAGTATCTCCAACTGAAATACTAGTTGCTACACCAATAGAATAATTATAATATAAAGTTCCACCACCAGTTCCTTGGAATGTAATATTTTCTAAAGACCTATAATAAGGTGTTCCTACATTTAATAATTCTAATTGACTTTTGCCATTTGTTAGGTTTGTTGTAATAGAATTTATTTGGTAATTCTGTTGCCTGATTTGTATTAAGTCATTCAACTGTAAATTATGAAATATCTTTTGTGGTAAAACTGCATTAACTTTTATAAGTCTTCTATTTCTGTCAAATACATTATCTATATATGTACTATAATTATTTAAAAATAATGTTCTTGTAAAACTTTCTCCTACATACTCATTTATAGAATCTGTAAAATTTATATTAGTCTGATTGCTTAAAGAAATATCTAAACTATTTGAAGGTATTATATAATCATTTGTTCGTGTAATAGATGAACTACCATTTTGAAAAGCTATATAAGTTCCATTTACTATTCTAATAGCATAAAAAACTAAAGGCAGTCCATAATAAGGTTCTTGATTATCATCAACAAAATATCCATACTGAACAGTTTTTAAAGTACTTGTAGCTGTATCTACTAACCTTTCATACATTAAATGTTCAAAAGGTATTTCAACTTTGTATATATTATTAGGTGCATCAAATGTAGCATTACTTAATGTGTATTTTAAAGTACCCCAACCAATGTTATTTAATTGATTATATTGTTTTGCTAAAAAAGTTCCTAGACCTTTATAATTATATTGTATTTCTTTAAAAGGCAAAGCAACATCTGTACTTGATTTTGTTACATCTAAATATTCATCTATTACAACAGGTTCTAATGAGCCTGAAGCATAATAACTATCTAATGTCTTAACAACAATAATACCTGCATTATCTACATAAGCAGTCAGATTAAACATTTTAAATATTCCAGTAAGAAAATCTATTATTTTAATTTCTGGGATTTGTTCTGTAATACCAAAATTAATAGTAGAACTAGAAGAAAAAGAACTTGGATTGCTCCATATATCTGTACCCCCACTTTGACCAGGAACTCCAATAGATATAGTCCATTCAATATTAGTTGCAGAAAATGATACACCAGCTATTGATGCTACTTGTATTGTATATGAGCCTTGACTTAGTTTAGTAGATGATGTATCAAAAAATACTTGTGTGCCTTGTATGTTTGACCTTTCTTGATATATAGAACCATTTTTTAAAATTCTAATACTGTATTCTACATTTAATGGGGTCGGTATTATTTCTAATTTTGTTTCTAAATACTGATTAACGCCATCAGGAGTTAGTACTCCATCAGGTAATAATGTTAAAACGCCACCAATTTCATTTGTATACCCTGTGTTTCCTGAAGTTTTACTTAATTCTGTTAATGGTACATAATTTAAAGTAAGTTGTGTAGCAGGTTCAACAGAACCTTTTTTTCTATGTAGCCACATCCATAAATTATAAAATTGTTCATTATTAGCATCATTAAAAAAGTCATTAGAAAATGTTATACTATCATATTCTATTTCGATAGCATCTATTATTCTTTGTAATCTAATTGCATACTTTAAATCTGACCATAAAACACCATTTTGTGCGTTAGTACTATGAAAGTGAACATTACCTGCAGTATTATGTGCTGAACTAGCCGAATTATAAATAAGCCTTTGAGTGTGTGTAATTAAAGGAGCGCATATATTTCCTGTAGGCGCATTAACTAATTTACTGTAAATTGTGCTATTGTCATAGGTTAAATCATCATCGACTAAATCTGTTAAATTATTTAATTGGTCTTCTCCTAAAACATCTTTTAAGTTTATTGTATTCCCAAAAAATGTAATTCTATATGTATGTGGTAAGTTTTTTTTTAAATCAACTCCTTCTAATTTTATATAACCTTCTTTAAATGGTATTGTATTTAGTTCAATATATCCTGCTACTTTATTTCTAGCATCAAAACCACCTTGTATATCAAAATTGTAATAATGTTGGAATATCTTATTATTTACTTTAGATGCAGGTAAGGAAAATGTTTTAGAAAATTCAGTAAAGATTTTACTAATGTCTTTTACGTTTTGTATTGTTTGTGTAAAAGATACAGTTTCATCTTTGAATAAATCTACCCTTTGCGTTCCTATATATAATTGGAGTTTTTGCATTTATCTAATGTTGTTTATTAAGTCAAATGCTTCTTCAAAGTCTATTGTGTATTCTATTAATCTATCATTAACTGATGTTTTAAATTTCATATTAGAAGTCTTTACAGTTACAGGTATAGTTTCATCAGCAGCAGGATTTTCTTTTTTGGGTCTTGTGAGCCATACATACTCACTTAATAACAATTGCTCAAAATATGAATTAGCAAACTCAGGATAATAACCTGAACTTAAAGTATGCATTTGTTTACCTTGTGTGTTGAATAATTTATTAGGTGCATTTTTAACTTCATATTCTGCATAATCATCAACAGGATATTGTATTGTATTAGACTGATATTTTTCATTAGTTCTATTTAATGACCTGACTTCTTTTAAGAAAAACCATAAATCTTGCTGAACTCCATATCGGTTTATAAATGTAATTTTTCTACCCTGACCATATTTAGTGCAATCAATTCTATTAATTATACATTGGTTACCTTGACCAGATGCAGAAGTTGCTGTAGTGTTATAAGAACTTACAGAATAAGTTCCTGTTTGTGTTATGTATTGTACATATCCTGATTCTCCATAAGGAACAAAGATTTGCCATCTTGAACCAACACCTGTAGTATTAGGTGCTATTAAAAATTGTGCGCCTGTTGTAAAAGGTATTTCAGGGTTAGAACCCTCTGAAAAATATCCGAATGCTTCCCATCCTACATCTGTATAATTAACAGTTGAACCTACCTGACTACCTGTTGCATTTAATCCTGAATAATTTTTTAGATTAGTTGATATTAATACTGTATCTGCTGTATAATTAGAAGAATAAGTTATTTCTAAATAATCCCTAACAAGTTCTGAAATATCAAAATTGCACCCTGTACTTGGACTTACATTTTTAACAAGTGTATATCTTAAAACTGTATTTATTGTTATTGTACATTCTACAGACTGAACACCTGATGAGGGTATTGCTATGAATTTATATTGTGGATTTCTTAATGCTATATTTGCCATTTTGTTTATTTTTCTCCGTATATTATTTGTTTTTCAACATCAAGAATAAATGAATCTAATAATTCATCTCCTAGTTTTTGTTGCGACTTTTCAAATGGTGTTGTAAAAAAGTTAGATGTTTTTATACCTCTGTTGTATATGTTAGAAGCAATTACATAAGCCATACTCCTATAATTACCTGCTTTAAATTGACCACCTTTTGAACTTCCTTTTTGTTCTCTGAATCTTACATTTTTACTTTTTGCCCAAATTTCAATCTTATCTAAGAAAGTTTTCCAAGTTCCTGCATAATTACCACTACCAAATCTGTATGGCGAGTTAGGTGCTTGTTGTCCTGTTATCTTAGCGTTAGGCGATACTTTACTAGGGTCTTTACCTTTCACACCTTTGTCAACAAAAAGTCCGTAATCTTCCATTAAAAACTCTAATAGGAAAGCATCAACCTCAACATCAACTCTAGATTCTAAAGAATTATATAATGAGCCACCACCTTTACCATCTTTAGTTAGATTAGTTCTAGCTTGTTGTACAACATACTTACCATATTTTTCAATAGTAGCTTTTAAGTTTAAAAATTCCATTAGCAAATGTATATGTCGTTATAAATAAGGACTTCCATATTTGCAGTCCAACCTGCTAACTGATTATCAAACCTGTCATAAAATGGTATTAAATTTGGCGATGAATCTAATTGATACATATCAGTATATAGCGTACCCATTCTAAGCCTTTGTATAAGTTTATTTAAAACTGCTAGTTGCGTATTTAAAATGTCTTGTTCATTATTGTTACCTTTGAATCTATCTATTGGAAAGTCTTTAGATTGGTCAACAATATCCATAGCAAGAACGCTAATGTTAAATCTTAATACTTGTTCTTCATCTGTTACGCTATTTATTATGATATGACCTAGAGGAAAAATATCTTGTTTATTTAGGTTTACATCAGATATGTTTCCAGTTGTTACTGTATTGATATTGATGTCTTCTAATAATTGTTCTTTTAATTTTTCCGTTAAATTATAAAAACCTCTTACTCCTTGATTGCTCATTTAAATTTCTTTTTAATTTGTTTTGCTTCTAGTTCGTTTTTTTCTTTCATAAATGCTAACATCATAAAGCAAGTGTGTACATTTAATTTAGTGACACTTTCAATTCTTGTAATATCCCCTTGAGAGAGACCATAAAGTGATTGATACCATCCCCATTTTCTTGAGAAGTTAGATAGTCCATCAAGGCTTTTGTCTGACCCTCCTCCAAAGAGTTCGTCATACTGCTCGACAAGTCTATCCCTAAATTCCACAAAAAAAAAATTGCTGACATTACTGCACTCAAAGGCATATCTATAATATTAGGATGTAGATTAACATTGTAATCTTCAATACTATATTTTTCTTTTAGTTTAGCAGTTATCGGTCTGTATAGAACATTCATAGCTTTTTCCATATTATTCCAATCGCCTATAAAAGTATCTAAGTCTATATATTCTCCTAGTGTTAAATCATCTAGTTGAGGATGAAATCCAAACTCTACTTTATTAACTTTAAAACTTCTGACTAGATTAGGCTTTTGGTCAAATAGCTTAGTAATTATTCCTACTATTTCATCTATATCATTTAACCTCAACCTCATAACATCATCTAAACTACTAGAACAAAATATTTCTATCATCTTAGCGTTTAAGAGTTTATTATCTTGAGTTTGTTCTTGTACTTTAAAAAACCTTTTATACTGCCTTAAAGTGATGTCTTCTAGTTTTGTGGGTATGTCTATACTCAGTTTCATATATATATAACGTATTTAATTAGAGATTTTATAATATACTAAGATAATAAAAAAAGGGCAGCCATTTCTGACCACCCTATCAATGTTGTAACTTTTCCCAAGTTATTATTACAACATCTTATTCATTTCTATTTTCTTGTGCATAATCCCATACTTGTGAATGTATTGCATCATCAACCCAATCCCAATAAAAGTCAGTTATATCCATTCCATTTAAAGTAACTTCTAGTATTTCTAAGTCGCTTTCAGGTGGGTTAAAATAATTTCCATCATCCCAATAATATTCATAAGAAATATTTAAATTATAATTCGCTTCTTCTACATTGTATTCTCCTTTTACTTTCATAATTCTAATTTTTTTAAGTGTTCGTATTTGTCTTTAATTTCTTTTAATTCAAATAATGCTTTATTTTTATCTTCTCTATATTGGCTGACTATACTATCGTGTATTCTAGCTTCTTGTTCCATAGTGTTTGCCCACAGAAATATACCTAGTAAACTATCTTGCATTAGTTTTAATTCTTTATTATCAGGACTTGCTTCTCTCCATTTTTTAACTAAACTAATTGCGATATCTATATCTGTATAGAATTCTAGGTCTTTTAAATTCTGTATTTGTGTTTTATATATTCCCATTATTTATTGTATGCACTTCTAGAGTTAGCTAATATCTGGAATTTTTCTTGCTGAGTTCCTAATAGTTTACCACATATAGGAGATACCTCAGTATAAACTTGTGTTCCTTTTTTATAAAGTTTTTTAAACATTATATCTTCTTGTAATGTTTCTAGTTTTCTACCTGTATAACCTAGTCTTTTTCTATCAGGTGTTTCTAATATTTCTTTACCTATAAGTTTTGAACCTATAAAGTATTCTTTTGAGTATCCGTGTATTTCAAACATTTGTTAAGTTTTATTATTATATAACAAATATAAAACTATTTAAGTTATAAACAAAATATTTTATAAGTTTTTTTTAATGTAATGTATATTTACCAAAGTTTGGTCTTGATAATATAGAGTAAGTAGCATATCTACAAGGGTCAATAATATGATTATGCTTGTCTTCAGGTATATTTATAAGTCTTCCTGATTTGTCTTCTTTCCATTTATAGTTTCTAAATTCTTGTATAGCATTATTACTATCTGATGTAATATGTAATTTATATCTTTTTAATAAGTCAATACCTGCATTAATTGAATCTTTACCTTTTAGGCTTGGTAATATATTATGCCCCATTCTTCTAAGTTCAGCAATTAGCCTTGGCTCTGCGCTATCTGCATATATTGGATTGCTTAATAGGTTTTCTTCTCTTAAAAATATATTAATGTCTTGCGTTGTCATTTGTGTTCTATATAAATGCTCTTTTATATAGAGGTCATAATTACTCGTGTAAACTGATACGAGAGTAGTTGGGTCATTTGTGTAACCAAAGTCCATTCCGTATGATATTAGTTTAGCATCATCAGGTATTTTGTTTACCTCTGCGTATTTAAAGATTGTATTAATACTACTCGCCCTTTCTCCTAATCCATATATTTGCCAATATTGGTCATCTGTTTCTTTTAATCTTTCTATTTCATCTCTAATTACATCTTCTAAAAAAGGATTATCTAAATAAGTAGTTTTGTAAAAGGCGCAATCTTTTCTAGTTATAACATTATCGTAAATCCAATGATACTCATCTGATGGATTGAAATCTAATATTATACGTTCTTGAGTTCTAAATATTAATTGTTGCCAATCTTCCCAATATAACTCATTACCCTCATTGATAAATAGCAAATCCCTTTTACGACCTCTAATCTTTTGTGATTGGTCAAGTGAAGTGAACTCAATTAAGTTTCCAAATAAATGATATTCACTACTACTCTTATTATGATACTCATCTCTATATACTTGATAATGATTTAATATCTGTAAGAAATCTCTTAATACTGTTGCTCTTAAACTTGGAAAGGTTTTACGACAAATAGTAATAATCTTATTTTTATTATGTGTGCAATAATGAAATATAATAAATAAAAGTATGTTGTAGGTTTTACCACTACGAGTTCCGCCTTGCTCTACGACTATTTTTTTATCACTATTTACAAGATGTTTGTAAACTATGTTAGTTTGTATCTTCGGTTTTATCAATTATCTCTATTTGAAAGTTATTAGGAATACCATCTGCTCCTGTTATTTCTTGTCTTTCGATATAACCTCTTTTCTTGCCTTTTGTTTTTAAATAGAATATTGTAGCTGTTGTATTGTTGTTTCCAATTTGTTGATGTAATTGACTTTCTGCAAAATCTAATGCAATGTTTTCAATATCTTTCACTTGATTAGCAAAATCCTCATCTTCATTTAGCCATTTATAAAATGTACTTCTCGGTGTTTCTGTTTTTCTACAAGCTACTGTTACAATTCCTAAACTTTTTTCTAATGCTTTGAGAATTGACTCTTTCTTTAGGTGTCTACTTTTGTTCATATTATTTATCAAATCCAGATAACGGATAGAAAATTAAACTATTTCTATACGCTTCTTCATTATGTTTTATTATTTTGGTTACTCCGTGAATATTATACCAAGCAGGATATACTAAAATACTATTATTAGCTTGTTCAAATGTATGATTGAAATCAGGAACACATAATGCCCCACCCTCTGTATCTTTTCTTTTAGTTAGTATTACGTTTACTGTATTTTTTAAATTACCCCTATCTTGATGAAATGGTGCTGCTATATTAAAGTTAGATATACTGCTAGTAAATAAGTTACCGAATCTATATTTTGGTAATGTCGTTTCTTCTATTATCTTTTTTTGTATTTCATATTGTTCTGGCATATATTGTTTGATTAGTTTCTCACTTTCTAAACAAGATAGTAACATCGCTTTAATGAATGTCTTTGCTTTTTTGTTTGTGTGAACTGCTGAAACAGAATTGTAGGGTCTTCTAAGATGAGGTTTAGCTAATACGCCACCTAATATAGTTGACATCTGTACTGTGTTCCTAGCTTTTGCTTCTGCTCTACTTATACCGTATTTTCTTTGCATTTGCATAACATCAGACCTTTCTAGTAATGACTTAGGAACATTCTTACTCAAGAACTCTTTGTTGGCTATTGTAATGTATTGTTTAAGTTTATCAGGAATGTCGTTTAAATAAAACCCTATTACCTTTCCATCTAATTCAAGTAAACAACTTTCAGTTACAGTTGGTGGAACAAACTCACACCTTGAGCCAATCTTTTTGTCGTGTTCTTGTTTTACTAGTTTTAATGTTTTCATATTAATATTTCATTTTTTCTTTTTGGGTTTAATCTTATCTTATCACCCCATTTAGATTTGAGTATCATAATATTTTTTTGTTCTTCTTTGTCATTTCTAATATCAACTGCTCCTCCTTTGTTTGAATAATGCTTGAATGTAAATAAATATTTTTGATACCTCAGAACTTTACCTTTTTGTATATGTTGAAGCGTATAATCATAATCTTCTTTTAAACTAAGTTGCGTATCAAATCTCAATTCATTAGGTTTTATAAATAACATATCGCCGATACAGAATTTATTTTCTAATACTAATTTATTAGCAAAAAAATAATTATCAGTAGGGGGTACACCCATTAAATCAACTCCTTTTATTTTAACAAACTTACTTACTATATCTTCTATGGCTTCATCTAACTTTACTACCTTTTTTTTAAAAAAATTCTTATTAGTTGTTACCTTTTTTATATCATCACTTAATTGAATACAAATATTATTATTACTAAAAGCGTGTTCAAGTGCAAAGTTTCTACTGTCCATTAAGTTCCCTGTATTATAAACTTCTTTACAACCATTCTGCTGATATAATTCTTTTTGACCATTTTTAACACAAAAGATATATTTTTCTTTTTGTGCGTTATCAAAAGGTAAATCATTGTAACGATTAGCACTTATTACATAAACTTTATGATTCATATTTTTGCATAGCTTCATAAAATAAATCAGATAAATTAATTCCTTTATTTTTTAAATCATCATATATTTTTTTGATAGGCTCAAAATCTGCCGCAGGATATTCTAAGATAATTGATTTTTTTGTTTGGTCATACATAGTTTGTATTTCATCTTCCAAATCAATTTCATCTAATACGCTATAATCTATCGCTTCTTCAGGTTGCCAAACATCAATACCCCAATCTTTTAATTCTTTAGTATCCCAACTATTAGCAAGTATATCCCAATCCCACTCGCCAAAGCCTACATTATCTTTGATTACAAATTGTTGCATTTGTTTTTCAGTTAAGTTTTCAGCTTTAATAATCCATACATCTTTAAAACCTAATTGCTGACAAGCCTTGTAACGCATATTACCACCTAATATACTCATCTCACTATTGACTATGATTGGTCTTAGTTTTAACATTTCAGGAAATTCTTTTATACTATTAACTAATTTCTTGAACTTATGTTCTTTAATTGTCCTTGGATTTACAGGATTTGAATATATTTTATTAATCTTAACTTTCTCTATCATAACTATATAACGTATTTAATTTAACTCTTTTTTCCATTTTAGTGATTTTTCCCACAACTTTAATTTCTGACCTACTTCATCAACTAACGAATCAGGAACATCTCTAATCACTTTATACATAGGATGATTAAATTTATTCTTTAATTCTAAATTTTTGTTTTCTAGGTTTGTTACTTTATTTTCTAAGTAATGTACTCTGTCTATTTTATCATAACATAAATCTGATTTGAAAGTAAATATTTCTTCTATTTCTTTTAGCTTAGGATTATGCTGAGCGTTTAAATGATATTTATTACTTGAGTATAATGCAGTAGAGTGGTCATAATTTTTGCCATTATCTATATAGAATTGTGCTATATGTATCCAACGCATATTAAGTTTGTTGCGTAATAAGTGGTTTAATAATGACCTTACTTCTATGTATTTTCTTTGTCTAGTGTTTTTAAAAACATCAAGACCTGATAGTTCTTTTATCTTTATTGCTATTTCTATTGGTGTTAAATTGTGCATTAGTTTGTTCTAAGTTTTAAAAGGTTATAACATTCTGTATATCTTTCTCTTGCTTTGCCTTTGTATTTATCTTTAAATAATTTGTATAGTTTCTTTGTGTATTTGTATTTGCTATCACAATGTACAAAATATTTTTTAGCAAACGCTTTACCCTTTCCTTTAAAGTAGTTTACATTATCTGCTGTATCGCCTACTATCATTTGCTCATAAAAATTATACATAGCTTCTTTTTCTGATATGTCTAGTATTGTTTTGTGTTTGTAGTGGTAGTTATACATAAGGCAAGGGAATTGTTTATAGTCTTTGTCTATAGATACTATCATAACATTTTGTCTTCCAAACTCTGTTGACAATTTATACCAATACCTAGCAACTAAGTCATCAGTTTCAATTCCAAACCCAAACTTGCTATCGTATGTTTCTTTTACGTATTTGTGCATATCGTGTAAAAGAGGAGGTAGTGTTTGTTTTTTTCTATTGGCTTTGTATTTTTTGGTCATTAGTTTTCTGAAGTTACCTTTACTTCCGTTGAATGTAATAACTTTTTCAATATCATAGATTTCTTCTAAGTCATTTACAATTTTCATAAATTGCTCATCAAACTTAGCTACACAATCTTCAAGGTTTTCAAAATGAGGATTGTCTTCAGGGTTTTCTTTATGTCGATAGCAACTTGCGAAAATTAAACTATCAGCGTCTATAAGTAATATCATTTCTTTTCTTCGTAAACTTTATATCCGTTCAACTTTAAAAAACTAATAGCATCATTTATTTTCTTTTCTTTAACTCTAAAGGCGTTAAAAATTTCATTCTCAAATGGGTGTATTTTATTTTTCATTATAATTCTTTTAAACTTTGTTTTATTAAATCTAAATACATTTCTTGCATTTTTTTATTTTCCTTTACTACTTGAGTAATTATAAATGGTAAGTCTTTAAATAAAGAATCTACATTATATACTAGCCATTTTTCATTATCAACATCGCCATAACCAAAATGCATTTCGCCATCGCTACAATATAAATTATGTGTTTCGTGTATATATGTATGTTTCTTAGCTTCTTTTAATTTTTCTTCTAACTCGTATATTCTGTCTATTAAATCGTCCTTTGATGTTCCCATTTTATATTAGTATTATTATTAAACTTATTATCAAACCTATAAATGCGATAGCTAAAACTTTCATACTACCTGCATATTGTGTGTCTGACCTACCTTGTCTTGACCTGTACTGTCTAACTTTTTTTTCTTTTTTCATTTCTTAGCTTTCAGTTTTCCGCTTTTATTTGTTATTTGCCAATTATAAGTTTGAGTAGTGTCATCACAAGGAATAAATATTTCCTTATCATTTATAGGTTTTAATTTAAACCATTTACCATACTTATTTTTTCTCCATAATGATTTTTGTTTTTTCATACCTTTTGATTTTCATATAATAATTCTTCCCCTATTATGTAAACTATCATATTTACTAGGCTTTCAGCATTATCATAATTTCTTATACCATCGTTACCAAACATTTCTCTTTCGTAATCTTGAACAAAACTAATACCCTTAAAGGTATTGATGTTATGTTTCTTCAACCATTGTTCAGCATTATAGTAACCTATAATATAATAGTCTTCATTAAATAAATGATAATGTAAATCATTAATGTCAACATCATTGTAGTTAGATTTTTCATCATTGATGTATTCTTGTAGTTCCTGTTTGATTGTCTCTAAATTCATATCTGTATTGTTAAAATTACTGTAATAAAAAATGCCATAACATAAAAGCAAATTAACCATTTCCAATTGTTAGGGTCTTGTTTTAAAAATTTCTTGTAAGTTTCTATCATTGTTTTGTTATTATACAGCTAATATAAAACAAAATAAGTTATAAACAAAATTTAATAACTTTTATTTAGAGAAGATTGATATTTATCCTACTAGCTTGGTTTTCTTTAAGAAGATAAACATCTTTTTTTAATCTTTTTTTTGTCCACATTGTAGTGTCAGGACAATATTTTTTAACAGGTTCTGGCATTTTTAGGGTGTTAAGCCAATACATAAAATTTCCTTTGGGGTCATTAACAAAATAAAGTTTAATTATATCCTTATCTAATTTCATTAATGAATCATACTTGTCTTTCTCAAGCATTTTATCTTCATAATATTTATTACGGAACTTCATTTCAATAACGCAATCAAAACCTTTTGGGGTTTTACCAATAGCATCATAATGTGTGTAACCATCGCCTGACCAAGTTAAATCCCAACCATCAAAATTTAAAAGCAATATAACTGCTTTCTCCCATTTATGAATCTTTTTTAGTCCCATTGTCCCAGATTACATTCAAATCTTTAATCCATCTGTTTACTGTTTTGGGCGAGCAGGTGCAGGGTTTGTAAAAACTATGCTTGTAATATTTTGCGTGTAGTTTGCACACCAATTCAAACTCTTTGGCTGATATGTGTTGTTTTGTACCCATACGGAATACTGTCCATAATTTGAAATCTGTTTCTTCAAAGGTTACCATCTTTTAATTTTTATTTCGTTGAATTTTTTTCTTCTTTCATCGCACTTACATTTAGTTCCTTTAAATGCGTGATATGTTTCTACCATATATTTTATGCCTGTATACTTAGTAATGTAGTATATTATATCTCCTAATTTCATTTTTTTAAATTTTCTATTTTTGAATGATAAGCATTAGTGTATTTCATTAATTTACAATCCCATTTACTTACTTCATTATAATCAGCAAAATAAAACTGACAATTTTGTTTATCAATGATATAAACAAACCAATATAAATCTATTTTATTTAGTCCTTTTTTATGCGCTTCTTCATTAACTAGTACACTTTTGTATTTTGAATCTTCAGTAGCTTTAACATCTATTTTTTTATTTTTTACTGTAAAATCTGCTTCTTTAGATGGGTAAGGGTTTAAAATTTTAATCATTGTATAATCAATGTTTTTTTCAGTTAAATAGTCAAGAACTATTAATTCCCCAACTACACCTAAAATATCAACATAATTATTTTTTTTCCCCCTGTCAAATCTAGGATTATTTTTTCTGTTACTTTTATTCATTGTAGTTCTAGCATTTGCTATTTCTTCTGCAATAACCCACAAAGATTTAGGATACCTATAATTCATAATAGTTTTTTTAGTTTGTCCTTTACTTTTTTATATGTATTATATAAAGAATAATAATGTATATATGATTTTCTAGAAAATTCAGCTATACTTTCTCCTTGATTTATTATTTCAAAAACTTTTCTATCATACCAATACATCTTAGACAATGCTTCTTTTACTTTGTCATAGCTTT